AAAAAGAGGAAACATACTAAAAAGAGGAAACATACTAAAAAGAGGAAACATACTAAAAAGAGGAAACATACTAAAAAGAGGAAACATACTAAAAAGAGGAAACATACTAAAAAGAGGAAACATCATAAAAAGAAATAATTTATAATATTTCTAATTTATGATTCATCTCCTCTCTTAAAAATTCATAATTAATAATCATAGAAATATTATAAATATTTAATGTTATTTTAGCTGGTTTTGGATGTAATTTACATAATCTATCTAAATTATTTAATATATTCGGTTTTTCTTTTATTAAATGATCTTTAATAATATCACAAAATACCTTAAATTGTGGATGAATATTAAAAGCATTTTCTTTTATTAAATGATTATAATTATCATGTTCAACAATTACATTATATAATTTATTTCTTTCACCTTTTTCATTCTCAAATCCAGGTTCATTATGTAATGGATTTTTACATAATAATGATTGTATTGATAATAAAATACTTCCTATATGCATTACACTTGTCCATTTAGGACCCGACCATGTATTAATTGATGACAAACATACTTTCCCTAAATAATTATCACTTACTCGACCTCTATATAAATTTGGATGAATACGATACTTACTATGAGATAAATAATTTACTTTTGGAGGGCTAAATGGATAATCATTTGGAAATACAATTACAAAATATAATATTCCATTTTCATATGGAGTATCTTTAGGACCAATAATTATTGCCATCGCTTCTAACATATTATTTTCATTAAAATTTACATGAATACCCAATTCAGATAAATTCATTTTTCGAATTTCTTTAATATCTTTATTAATTATCCTTTTAATCGCATCTTTTGACATTTTTTAAATATATATCATTATTTTTTCTTAAATAATTTATATATTTCCATTTAATTTTATAGAAAATTAAATTTTTTAATTATTCTTTAAATATAAAGATTTTTACATAAGAATGCGTAATAAATATATTTTTTGATAAATTTGATTTAGATTTAAATTTAATTAAAGAAAAAAATATTAAGGTTTAATTATTGAGATGGATGAATTTTTACAAAAATACAAAATATCAAAAGAAACAAATGCAAAACCCATCACACATACATCTATGAAAGGTGGTAAATGGTCAATTCCAGAAAAGAAAATGAAAAAATTTTATAAATTATGTATTGATCAAGTCATTAATGGAGATAAAAATTATTTATTAGTTGAGAAAATGAGAGATTATTTTCCTTTCGTCATTGATATTGATCTTAAATATAAATCTATAATTGATAGACAATACGATGATAAAACTATTCAAAAATTAAATGAATATTTATGGAAAAAAATTACTGAATGTATAGATATTACAGAAACATCTGGTAAAAATATTGTTTTTCTCATGGAAAAAGAAAAAACATATCCATGTAATAAACAAGATTATAAATATAAAGATGGAATTCATCTAGTTTTTCCAGAAATAATTATTGATAAACCAGGATTTAAACAAATTATTTCTAAAATACAATCTGAAAATAAAATCAAAGAAATATTTACTGAATATTCTATAGAAAATGGTATTGGACCTGATAATGATGATAAAGAAATATTTGATAGTTCATTTTCATCATGGCAATTATATGGTTGTCATAAAGATAATGAAACACCTTATAAAGTAACTAAAATATACAAAATGTATGATTCTAACTGTGAATTAATTGATCAAGATGAATTTGATGAATTTTATAGTGATCCACTTGATATTATGAAACAATTATCTATGTGTTATCGTAAAAAATCTAATATATCTTATACAGAGGAATTCTCAAAAACATTTAAACAAAAGCAACCTACTATTAGTAGTAGTAATACAATTATGACTGATGATATTTATGGTAATGGTTATTATGTAGATAATAATAATATAATTAATCCATTTGAGCTTGTTGAAGAAGAAGAACTTAAATTAGTCAAAGGATTAGTAAAATGTCTTTCTCCTGAAAGGGCAAGTGATTATGGTAAATGGCTGCGAGTTGGTGCCGGTTTACATAATATTAATAAGAATAAACTATTAGATACTTGGACTGAATTCAGTATGAAATACCCTTCTTATGAAAATGGGTCATCTAAGCGAAATTGTGAATCTAAATGGAAATCATTTGATAATTATGAAGGAGCTAAAAGAGGAATTGCTTCATTAAAAAAAGAAGCAGAATTAGATAACCCTATTATGTATAAAAAGGTTATTAATGAAAGTTTATTTACATTTGTAGATAAATCTGTAAGAGGTGGTCCAAATGCTGATTATCTTGTAGCTAAGGTTGCTTATGAAAGATATAAAGATGAATTTATTTCAGTAAATGTAAAAGATGAATGGTTTCACTTTAATAAACACCGATGGGAAAGAACCTTAGAAGGAACATGTCTTAAAAATCGTATTCATAATGAAATTTATAAAATATATTATGAATATCAAGAGCATTATATGAGAAAAAAAGATGAGGAATTAAAAAGATTACAAGAAGAAGGGATGGACACTGAAGAAGTAACATTAGGAAAAAGTGGATATGGTAAATTGCTACAGAATATAATGAATATCCAAGCGAAATTACTTCAGGGTCAATATGTAAATGGTGTAATGAAAAATCTTCGTGATATGTTTTATAAAAAAGAAATCATGGAAAAGTTTGATACAGATACAAGTCTTTTAGGTTTTGATAATGGTGTATATGATCTTGTAAATAATGAATTTAGGGAAGGTAGACCAGAAGATTATGTAACAATGACTACTAAAGTATCATTACCTATTAAACCGGAAGACATGCCAATTAAACTTGATGATATGTTAGAATCATTTAAAAATACAGATTTAGATGTCTTTCCGGAGATGAAGCATTATAATGCTTATTATGTAGATATGGAAGGATTTATTAAAAAGATTGTACCAATTGATTCTGTTCGTGGATATACAATGAAGTTTTTAGCTAAATGTTTATCTGGGGAGAATCGTGATGAAGGATTTTATATTTGGACTGGTACTGGTGGTAATGGTAAATCAAAACTTATTGATCTTACTAGTATGGCAATGGGTGAATATGCTTGTAATTTACCGATTGCTTTACTAACTCAAAAGCGAAAAGCATCTGGAGCAGCAAGTCCTGAGATGGCAATTACTAGAGGGAAGCGTCTTGCTGTAATGCAAGAACCCGATGTAAATGAAACATTAAATATTGGTCAAATGAAAGAAATTACTGGCAATGATAAAATTACAGCAAGAGGTTTATATAAAGAACCATTTGAGTTTACACCACAATTTAAACTTGTTTGTATGTGTAATGATTTACCAAATATTCCATCAAATGATGATGGTACATGGAGACGTCTAGAAGTAGTTGATTTCATTGCTCGATTTGTAGATTATGAAAATGAAGTAGATGAATCATTACACAGACATCTCAAGGATAAGAGTATTAAAAATAAGATTCCAGCATGGGTTGTTCCGTTTTACTCGATGTTACTTCCAGCGTGGAGAGATTATAATGAAAATGGTATTGATATTCCAGATGAAGTTAAGTCAAAGACTCGCGAATATCGTAATAATAATGATTTAGTTGGTCAATGGATCGATCAAAATTGTGAATCATCTGATAATATTGTATCAAATGATGGTATTACAGAACAAGCGCCAACTGATTTTGATACACTCTATGATGATTTCATAGAATGGTGTGAGGAAGAAGAATTTAAAAATCGTCCAGATAAGTGTGGAGTTAGAAATGCACTAAAGAAGTGGCAAGAAAAGTCTCAATATGGATTATCATATGGTAAGAAGAAGACTGAAGCAGGATCTAATGGATATGAAAAATCTATGAAGTTTAATCTTAAGCTTGTTTAGATTTATGTTTAAATTTTACATTATACTTTTTAGTAATATGATTATCAACTTTTCTTGTTTTACCTCCTAAAATATAAGAATACATTCTCGCTTTCCCCCATGATTCTGCAGTTTGATTGGGTCTCGATCCGGATGAATAATAAGCACCCTTACCTTTCCTAACTACAGCTTTTAATGCCTGAACTGGTATTCCTGTCACTTTTGATATTTCATTATAAGATTTTATATCTGGATATAATTTATGAAATTTTTCAGTCCATGAAGATGATTTACTTTTATATGATTTAACTTTAGGTCTCGTATAATATTTTTTTGAAAGATAATCTTTTCTACTTTTATTTAAAGATTTTTTTTGTTTTTTTTTATCACTTTTTGATAATGTTTTTGGTAAATATTTATTAGAATATTTTGTTTTTTTAACCATATAATATATAATAGAAATGAAAAAGGTTGTTATAAAAAAAAGTACTAATTCAGCAAAAAAATATATGGCAATATTTTATCAAGATGGTAAAAAAATAAAAACAACTCATTTTGGAGCAGCAGGTATGAGTGATTATACAAAACATAAAAATAAAAGTCGTAAAAAAAGATATATGAATAGACATAGAACTAGAGAAAATTGGAACAATCCAATGACTGCTGGTGCATTAAGTCGTTGGATATTATGGAATAAACCAACATTAAAAGCATCTATAGATGATTATAAAAAGAAATTTAAATTTTCTTAAAATGATCTATTACAGATTGATATCCTTTATCTATTAATATAGTTTTAGTATCATTATCTAAGTTAAAATTTAATCCACTATTAATTTCAGATATTATAATTTTCTTTTTATCATATTTATCTATATTAGTATTTTCATTTAATAATGATAATATAAATTTTAATATTGGAAACATTTTAATTATTTCATTATTTTTAAATGAACAGGTACTACCTTTAATAATAATTCCTAAATAATTTTTTGATTCACATCCTTCGATGGGAAATGATCCTCTTAATCCACCATCTACATATAAATTATCATTATAAGATACAGGTTTAAAAAAGAAAGGAATAGCACTTGTCATCATTGTTAATAATGATAATTTTAAATCCGGATTATTAATATAATTTATATATTCTGTTTCTTTTTTTGTTGTATTATAAACCTTTACTGTTAATTTAATATTAGTTTTTTCATAAAATTGTATTAAAGTAATATTCTCAATATTATATATATTTTTAATATAAGATTCTATAAATTCACTTAATTTATTATTTGAGAATAAACCAAATTCTAATAATATACTATTAATATCAATATTATCTAAATTTAATATTGTATTAATATCACACCCCATCATTAAATTTTCTATGATTTTATAATTTTGTTTAGTCATAAGTAAAATACTAAATAATATCCCAACTGATGTTGTTATAATTTCTTTAATATCTTTTAATTGTGAATTAATAATATTATTATCAAATAGTGATTTAAATATTCCAATATAAGCAATCCCTGAAGGACCACCACCCGATAATATTAAAGTATCTATCATAATTTATAAAAAATAAATTAAATAATTTTAAATAACTATCTAAAAATAAACTATGTTTAATTATTAGATATTATAATGCTAACTGGTTTAGAGTTAGGATTAACTATTTCATTATCTTATTTAACCGGTTTTATTACTGGCACTGGCGTTTTTTTTAAATATAGAAATAATTTAATGATTAGATCAAGGAGTCAAGATAATTTAAGTTTAAATTCTGAAAATAATCATCATTTTGCAACATTTGCAAGACCGGTTTTAGAAGCTTCGGCGCCACCTTTAAAAACAGATAATAAAATAACAAAAATTATATTAGAATAAATAAAGAAAAAAATATCTAAAGTAAATTATCATAAATATGTCTCAACTAAATATGAATGAATTATATTCAAATATTAATAAAAAAACTTTAAAAAGAATGGAATTATATGATAGTATATTAGTAAAATGTCATAGTAGAATTAAATATAATAGTAATTTACAAAGAAATTATTGTTTTTATCAAATACCAGAATTTGTAATTGGTATTCCATTATATGATGTATTTGAATTAAGAAATTATGTTATGAATAGCTTAAAAACAAATGGTTTCGAAATATTATATATAGAACCAAATTGGTTATTTATTCACTGGAATGTTAAAGGTCATAAATCATTAACTAAAAATACTAATGTAAGTAAAAAACATAATAATAATAATAATTATAAATCAACTGATAATTATAAACCAAGTGGAAATTTTATATATGATGATTCATCTTTAATGAATATGCTAGATAAATTATAATATTTTAATAACTATTTTTACCTAATTTATAAATATTATCATAAATCATTAATAAGAAAAAACCTGTAAAAATATATAATAATAATTCATTAAATTGTTCATCTTTACTTGATGATTTATTCAAATTTAATTTATTTCTTTTATATTCTATAAATTCTAAATATTCAGGATCATCCTCAAATGATTTTTTATATTCCATTGTAACATCAGGTGTTACAATATTATCATTTAATTTTAAATCAACTTTTCTCTTTGTATTTTGATATTGTATTTCATTATCAGTATATGGACTAACTGACATACCTTTTAATTTTTTTATAGTATTATCATTATCATTATCATATAATAATTCTGTATCCATCTCTTTAACAGTTAAAGGTTTATCATAATGTACTTTTTGTTTTCTTTTTGGTTTTTTAATAACCATGTCCGGCCAAACTTCAGATAATAATGCCCCATACATTTATTATTAATTAACATTATTTTTATAAAAAAATATACTTAATTTATTATAAACATGGAGAAATATATTGATGATTTTAAAAAAAGTCTTTCTTGTATTAATGATAATAAATATATTATCGGTTTAACTATGATAATGTTAAATATTGGAGCGCGGTTTATTATTGACGAATTAGATGATGATTTAAGATCTTTAGTAACAAATGCTTATATCCGTAGAGTTGTAATATTTTGTTCATTTTTTATGGCTACTAAAGATTTATTTACAGCTATTGTATTAACAATAATATTTGTTATCTTAATCAATGAAGTATTCGCTAAAGAATTAGATGAACTTGATGATGATAAAGAAGAAACAAAATGTGGATCATTTAATAAAAAAGAATTAGATAAAGCAATTAATACATTAAAAACTGTTCAAATGAATATGTAAATTTAATTAATTTCATATTGTGAATATGTAAATTAAAATGATACATACTTTTTAGTCTTTTCATCATATAATGTTAACCATAAATTATTATAACAATCTTTTATACTTAATTTTGTAATAGTTTCATCATCTTTATAATTTTTATTGTGATACCTTTCTAAATTATATCCAGGTATCTTCGCATTCATATGATGAATATGATGATACTCTATGCCCATCGTAAAATATTTTAAATATCTTGGAACTAAGATAAAACTACTACCCTTTAATCCACTATCCTTTTTATTCCATTTTTCATCCGTTACTATATATCCCGGATTATAAGTATGCTGACAATGAAATAACATAAAACCTAAAGAAACACCTATCATAAAAGCACATGAAAAATGATATAATATATTTAAATAATCTAAATAACAATAAACAATATAATCTCCAATTAAATTTATAATTATATTATTTAATCTTAATATTTTAGATTCCTTATATTTATATATATAATCATCATAAATAATTTCATAAATAATTTCATAAATCATCTCTATCTTATTCAGTAATGTAAATTTTATTAAAGGGATAATTGTAAAAAATATTAATGGATCTCTTATAATACGATATAAATATTTATATATAATAGATAACGATTCATATTCTTGTTTAGTATATAAAATTGTTTCATTAAAATTATGATTATATTTATTATTTTTATTACCATTTGTTAAATGATGATTATGATGAAGAAAATTCCAATTATATGGAGTACAAACAATAAAACTAAATATATTTCCTAAAATATAATTCATTTTTGCATCTGGAGTATAAGAATTATGACCACAATCGTGAAAAATAATAAAATTTCTCATATTCATCAATCCTAATATCGGGACTGTTACTAAACTTAAAATATTATCTTTAAAATAACATGTATTATATAAACATATTCCATATAAACAAATATGTTTACCCAATTCAAAAAAACTTTGTCTATAAGTTGCTAAATAATCAATCATTTATAATATTATATTTAATTATTCTTTAATTATAAATTTAAAGTTATACCTCTATCTGTACCAGAACTTTTCCTATCAGTATCACCACTCATCAATGAAATACTATCTAAATCCGGTATTTTATCCGGTTGTAAATTCATTTTATTAATTAAGTCATCTATCCCATCCGGCGCAGACATATCACTCCTTGCTGGACTTGTCGCTCTAGGTCTCCCCTGCTGTTGTGGGGGAGAACTATTACTTTGTCCACCCATACCGCCCATACCGCCCATACCGCCCATACCACCCATACCCATACCACCCATACCCATCATCATCGAAATAGGATTCATAGGTGGTGGCATCGATGATCCAGTAGCACCACCACCCTTATTAATTGATCCAACAGCTGCCTCCGCAAATTGTTTCATTAATTCCGGATTTTGTTGTAAAATATCATCCATCCCAGGTATAGATGACTTAAACATAGTATTACTTAAGTGAAACATAAATGCGGATCCACCCAATGTAAATAATAACCTTAATTCTGGAGCCATATCACCTGTACCGCCATATTTATCATTTAATTCCTCAAATATTTCATCATAATCATTTAAATTTTCATTTACTGATTCACCCCAACCATCTAATTTTACATTAAAAGGATCAAATCTCCCATTTAAAAACTCTAAACCAGTAACACATGCCATCAACATTTTTCTCTGAAATTTTATAGAATTATCTATTTCCCTTTGCTTTTTTAATTTAATATATTCATTCCTCATATCTTCTAAATGAGAATTCATATTATAATTCATAGTAGTCCTTATACCCTGCGATTCTAATTTTTTAAATTTGTAAAGTAAATCTATTTTTTCATTTTTTATATCCTGTGGACTTAATCTATGTATAGGTTTCATTTCATCTGTAGTTTCATCTTTTGATTTATTTATTAACATATCATCCATTTCGGTAGAATTACTATTTTCTGTCTTTTCATCTACAGTCGGTTTAAAAAAACTAAATTCTGTAGATTTTTTAGGTTCAGGTGTATTTGCATTACTATTAGAATTACTATTTATTGTTCCTTTTGTTAAAAATTCTATTCCAGCAGGAGTTGATACAGATAATTTTGGAGATTCATTCTTTATTTGGGGAGAATTAAAATAATCTTCATTTGATATTACTTCTATATTATTATTAGTATTTCCACCACTCATTGTTATATTTTTTAAACCATCATCAAAATTTAAATTTAAGTCTGACATCTTTTAAATCCAATATAGAAAGATTTGTTTAAATATATACGCACTTAAATAGTAAATTCTTGTTTTAATTCACTCACAGTTCGTTCTGGGACCTCGCGATGGGCCTTCTCCAGCTCCATAAAGTATTTTAAAGTCTGCTTGGCTCCATCTCCATCTCTATATCGCAAGGGCAATTTAGATATCATTAATGATATTATTTCCTTTAAATGATAATCAATTTTCACTGAAGTATCATTATTCCCACTATTTCCAGGCTTATTTTGAGTTGCTGCTACCGGACCTTTCCCTGCACCGGGTGGTGCTGGTGCTGGTGCT